ACACCGTCGAACAGGGGGATCACAGGCACGGCCACGCACCTGCACCGCGGCCGGCGTCCGGGGTGTGCGTGCTCCTCGATGCCTGGGATTTGCGGGGGCTGGTCCCACCGGTGCCGGGTCCCCTCGAGGGCCCGGTGGTTTTCCTTTGACTTCGGCGGGCCGCGGACGGCGCCGTCCTTGGATGTGCTCCAGGTGTATTCCGTGATCCCCGCCGCGCGCTGGTGGTCCTCATGTAGTTGGGAGTTCAGCTTGCCCACCTGGTCCACTGCGATCAACTTCGCGCGACTCTGCGTTACGCCCAGGCGTTCCTCGATCTGCGGCGCGATCCCCTCCCAGCGCTGACCCGCCGTGATCGCCGGTCGGAGGATATCCCCGAGCTGGGTCAGGTGGTCATCCCGCATGCCCTTGATCAGCGCCAGGTTGGTCCGCAGAAACTCTTCGCGGCGGACCTGCGAAGCCACGAGCCCGGGCGGGAGCTTCGTCACCCGCTGGGTATAGCTCGCGACCTTGGAGTCGAGCTCACCGTGGAGCTTGCCCAAGTACTGCGAGATACCCGAGGCGTCCAGGAGCTGGTCCCAGATCTTGGCCAAGTCATCGGGGGTGGATGCATCCGCGCGCCGCGGAAGGTCGCCCCTAATCTCGTGTTCCAGGCGATCGCGCCACATCGCCAGGAACTGACGCAAGCGTCGGTAGTAGGCGGCCTCGAACAACGTCACCGCCGGCGGGCGCTCGCGCGCGGGGCCGGGCGCAGGCGGGCGCCGCCCCAGTCGACGATACAGCGCGGCCACGTAGACGGTCATTCAAACTCGCGCGTAGAGTCTGCCCCGACGAACACGCCCTTGCCGCCGGCAGCCAAGTTGCGCGCGCGAAGGAATGCGTTGTTATAGCGAATAGCGGCGCGCTCGTCCCCGTGCGTGCGCGCGTAGCGTCCGAGCGCATTGTAGTAGCGACTCACGGTCTCCGCGTGACTCTGCATTTGCTCACGGCTCGTATACCGATCCTTCTGCTGCTTACCCTCGGACTGAGACCGTTGATACTTCGATTTATTGGACTCTACCTTGCGCTCGCGAATGACGGGCGTAAGGAAGTCCAGGGCTTCCTTGGCCTCGGGCCGCTTGTCGGCCTCGGCCGCCTTCAAGAGCTCTTTGGTGCCCTTTGGCGGGGGCGGCCCCTTCTTTTTGGCGGGTGCCTTCGGTGCCTTTGGCTTGGCCTCTTTGGGGGCCTTGCCCTTGGGCGCGGCCTTCGCGCCCCCACCACCGCCAGGCCCAAATTCACCATTCTCGGCCCGGGGGTGGTCGGCCTCATTGAATTCGACGGCGTCCGCGCGCTTCCCCTCATCCTCGCCGTCCTCCGGAGCTTCCTCCGGGTCCTCTTCCGAACCGTCCTCGGGCAGCCTGTCCGCAGGGTCAGGCGGGCCCTCTTCAGCCGCCGTAAGCATGTGCTCTCTCGAGTGCTCCAACGCTTCCGTGCGCAGGTCGCGATCGATCTCGGTCTCCTGCGAATACCCATCATCGCCGAACCTGGACAGGCCAACTTCCTCGGGCAGCAACACCTGCTTATCCAGATAGGTGGCATCCGCGCTGGCCGTGAGCGAGTAGATCTCCGCGCGTTCCTTCGGCGACATTTGGTGCAGCGGCCCCCATTTCAGGGACGTGTCCTGCGCCTGCGCCGCCACAGGGCTACCCGGCTGGGACAGCAGTGCGATCACGATCTGGCGTGCGGCGGGCTCTATTTCCTGTACACGGTAGGCGTCCACGCGCTGCAGCCACCAGTCAATGTCACTCGACCCATCCGCGTTGAGGCCGCTCGCCTGCTGTCCGAGCAACGCTACGGGGATCTCGGCCACCGCCGCAATGCGCTGTAGCGACAAGTCGTTGAGATCCGGCAGACCAGCGAACGTGGTGTTTACGCGCGTGTAGTCCTCGCCGTCCGCGTCCAGGACCATGTTACGGGCAACGCTGCGGGACATCGCCTGGATCTGCAGGCGCGAGGTCAGACGCTCTTTCTGCTTACCTGCGATTAGGGACCAAAGTCCCTTAATCTTCATGACGCCCACTGACGCCTCGCTGACCAACAGGCGCGTGGACTTCCAGAGCTCGCCATCCGCAGCCAACGTGTCGTAGGCCACCTGCAGTACGCTCAAGTCCCATCCCGCGAGTGAACGCTTGGTCATTTCGTCAGTCAGCGCGCCGCCGAAATGCACTAGCCTACTCTTGTGGATATCGATCGTGGCCCCGCCATCTATGAGGCTCACCCGATACATGATGGGGTTCCCCAGCACGTCCAGATTGTCCGGCGCCATGGTCGTGGCGTCGATGAACCGGCGATCGATCGCACGCAGGAAGTCCACCGGCTCGCCCGGAACGAACGGTGTGGTGAGGTCCACGCGCGCGCTGGTGCTGCCCATCCACACCTTGCAGCCGCCGTAGAGACGGCCCCAGATCGCGGCCGTCATCAGAGTGCGGAGCACATTGAACGGCTCAAGAAACTTGGTCACCGCGGACTCCGTGTCCTGGTCGCGCGTTTTTGACCACCCGCCCAGCTCGAAGCCAGGGCGCAACGCCTCGCGCGGGTACAGGTCCACCAGCTTCCGCGAAAGCCCCTCGGTCGCAAACATCGCGGTCAGTTCCTGGAACCCCAGGACCTTGAAGCACGCAGCGTAGGAGGTCGCCGCGGTCTTGTCGCGGGCGCCGCCCAGGCCGATCATGGCGTTCATCCAGCTATCCGCGCGCTGGTACACCTGGGCCGCCAGCTGGGCCACTACGCCCGAGGCCAGCGCGTCGTCCCTGTGGTCCGAGTCGTTACTCGCCACGGCCGCCAGCGCCCGCTGCGCCCTCGTTCAGAACGTCCACGGCCTCGCACGCGCGAGCGAGGTCCGGGGGTAGCTCGGTGCGCACCAGGGCCCGCGCCGTGGCGCAGTGCTCTGCGAGCTCCGCCGCGGTCTCGCGTCCAGCCTGGACGGACTCCCGCAGGGTCGGGGGCTGGTGCCCACAGGCCAAGGCCCACAGCAGGGCCCACAGGGGCCAACAGGTCCAGCGCAGGGAAGATGCCATCCCCGGAGCCTACCACGCCCGGGGCCTGCGGCCTACGTCCCGGCGGTCAGCCGGTAGAGCTGGGCCCACACGGCACGGGGGTCGGTCAGCAGCGCGGTCTGCTCCTGGTCCCAGCCGTCCACAGCCTGGGCCCAGTCTTCCGCGTAGCCGTACTGCGCCGCCAGCCACAGCACGGCCTGGGTCATGGCGTCCACGGCGTCGTCGTGCTCGCCGCGCGGGAACGCGGTGGCCTGGGTGAGGACGTCCTCGGCCCAGCCCGCGCCCTCGGCCAGGTACACCCGGCCAGCCTCGACGTGGAACGACGCCGCACGGGCGCGCGCGGTCTTGCCACCAGCGGGGTCACACGGGACCACCGGGAACACCGCTCGCAACGTCTCGATGATCGCGGGGCCGTTGGCCTTGTCCTCGATCAGAACGTGGGTGCACGGGAACGCCTGCAACGCAGCCCGGATCGCAGCATGCGTGTCAATGAACCCCATGCGCTCGGTGTGTGAGTACCAGCAATAGAACCCGACGCCGGGCTCATACGTCCACACCTGGATCGCAACGTAGTCGGTATCGCCACCTTCCTTGAATGTGCAGTCCACGGACAGCACGGATATGCGCTCGCGAAACTTGTGATCACTCGGACGGAACAGCCCGAACCGATCGCGCTTGAACAGCGTGCCACCCCCGGGGGTGGGATCCTGCTGCAGCTGGGCGCGCACGACGAGGGAACCCCACCCGCCGTTCATGGCCGCGATCTTGTCCAGCGAAGACTTTGGCAAACGCTTGGTCAGCGGCTCACCCTCGACCGTGCGGCGGTCGCCGCCGAACGGCGTAACGCAGCGGCGGTGTCGCTCGAACAGCGCAGGGAGGCAGAGGTTCACACCTCCAAGCGTGCGCATGAGATAGGCACTCGGGTCGATCGCGTGAAGACGCTGCATGATCAGCGATATGCGTTGCTCCGGGCCGGAGCGCCGCGAGACCACCGTGTTACCTAGCCAGTTATTAGCCTCTTCCAGGATCTTGCCCAGCGCGGCATCACTCACGCGCGCGGCGTCGGCCGCCTTGACCGGGTCATCGATGCTGAACATATCGCAGTGTCGGCCGGTGCCCTTGCCGCGCACGGACGTCGTGAATCGATATCCGCCGGCAGTGGTGTAGTACTCTTTGGGGTTGTCGCCGGGGGCGAGCACGTTGCCCCAGCGTTCCTGATACCAGCGCGACCCCATCACCACGCGCGTGTAGATCGAGTGCCGGCGAGCGTTACCGTCGTCGAACGATGCGCTCATGAATTGATATTTGGGGTCCTCGGTCCACACCCACGCGGGCGCGAGCACAGAGATCAGCGTGCTCTTGGTGTGCCCCGGGGGGATGTTGATCGTGAGCTCGCTGCACTGCCCCAGAAAGAGTGCCTCGAAGTGCGTGCAAACCTCGGACATGTGCCAGGCCCACACCAAGGGCTTGGCCAGGGGGACCAGCGGCCAGGCCTTGCGCGCGAAGACGGCGAAGCCCCCGCGCCTGACGTGCTCACGGTCGAACGACGCGAGGGACGGCGCGCGCCACGTGGACCCGTCGGGTTCGGGCAGGTCCA